CACGTAGCGACCCCGCTCCCGGTACCCGCGCCCCTGCAGCGTGTGGCAGATGCGGCGGATCTCCCGCACGCTCAGCCCGCTCACCTTTGCCAGGTCGCTGCGATGGTCAACACCGGCGGCGATCCAGAGGAACACCTCGGGGACACCGGGATGTAGCGCACCAGCGCGGGCCATCTTGGCCGCCTGGCGGATGCCGGCCAACAGGCCGGCCACGTTGGCGGGCGTCATCGTCCGCTGCAGCGGTGCCCGCTGCGCAGCCTGACCCTGTTCTCGGGTGTGTCGATCAGACCGTGCGCCAGAAGCTCGGCGCGGGTGGCCTGTTCGATCGCATCCCATGCTGCGGCACTGCGCCGCTGTTCTGCTGCTTCCTTGCGGCGGCGGACGCTGACCGGTGTTCGATACCAGCGCCACACGTTGCCGATGACCCAGAGCGGCACCAGCACCATCGCGGCGTAGAGCGCCTGAAACGGAATGGTGAAGATGTGGAGGATCCAGAAGATTTCAGAGCGGGTCATCGCTGCACCTTCACCAGCAGACCGCGAGCCACCGCCAGATCGTCGGCGGTGTCGGCCCAGTCGCAACAGCCCGCCGGCAGGCCGGCCACCTGGGCGGCGAGCAGATCGGACAGCACCCGCACCCGCGGGGCTAGGAGCTGGGTGAGCAGGGCCCGCTCGTCGGGCGTCAGGGATTCGGTCATGGTTCAGGCCTCCTGCCAGATGGTGGGGCACCAGATCGGGTCCGGCTGGTGGGCGCCGGTCCGTTGCTGCCAGGCCCGGAAGGCCTCGAGCTCCGGTAGGTGGTGGCACGTTGCAGGGCAGGACAGCTCGCCGCAATAGAGGGAACGGCAGGCCAGCGGATAGGCGCGGGATCGTGGCGTCATCGGTGTGGGTGGTAGGTGGTGCGGCCGGATTGGGTGCGGCTCCGGCCGGGCCGCGGCGGTTCAGGCCTCCGCGCGGTGAAATGCGGGGCTCGCCTTCACGGCGTCGATCAGGTCGGCGTAGTTGATCGCGCAATCCTCGATCAGCTCAAACCAGCGATGGCCCAGCCGAACGAACCACGTCCGCAGGGCACCGGTCAGAGGCTCGCCAATGGCGAACGCTTCCCAGCTGGTAGCGGCGACACCGGCTGTTCGGGTCCAGCGGTAAGGCGGCAGGCAGCACAGCGCATCCTCTGCCCGTTCGGCTGTCACCTCGTCGGCTCCGGTGCAATAACGGGCCCGGTCGGCTTCCGTCTGCAGCTGGTAGGCCTTCTCGCATGTCATCCGCTGCAGGGTCACCCCCTCCCGGGTGTTGAGCTCCTGCAGGGTCAGGCCTGAGTAGGCGCCGCGGCCGGTGGTCGGGTGTTCTGCGTCGATCGTTCGGGCCTTGGTTGGGCTCCAGAAAACGTGGGTGATCGTCACTTGTGGTAGGTGGTAGGTGGTCGCTGCCAGAGGGCAGCAGGGAGCCCGCGGGCGAGGCCCTGGGGCTCGGTGCTGTCGTCAGGCCTGGATGATCCGGGCGCCATCGCGGCGCCATCGGCGACCGTTGGCGGTGGTGCGTTTGACCGGGGCGGGCCGGTTGCCGCGGCCGAGGATCCAACCCTCACCGCGGCAGCTGAAGCACACCCCGCCCTGGATGTGGGCGAACCACGGCATGGTTCCGGTGCCGTTGCACCCCCACGGGCACGGGTAGGCGTTCGGGTGGCCCGGCCATGGGTTCGGCCGCATGGCCCGCTCGAGGCTGTCCACGATCAGGCCCCCGCTGGAAGTGCTACGGCCTCGGTGAGGTCGTAACGGGCGCAGCTCAGGTCGGCCGCTTTCCAGAGGAACGGCTCGCCGGCGGGCGCTCCGTCGGTGGTATCCCGGGCCGGCAGCCAGCCATAAACCCAGAACGGGTAGCTGCGATCGGTCGGGTCGGGCACAACAACAAGCACATGCCAATCGGGCGCGTAGCCGCGCCATGTGCCGGCAGGGTCCGGCCGGCTCCCCCAGAGGGCCGGCACGGTGTGAACCGGCAGCGCTGCCGGGTCGTTTTGTCTGTGGGCAGGGTTCCACATGGTGCGGTGGTGGTGGTAGGTGGTGAGCTGCCAGAGGGCAGCAGGGAGCCCGAGGGCCTGGCCCAGGGGCTCGGTGCTGTCGTCAGTGGATCAGGTGAGCCAGGCCGGCATCGCGCCACGGCTGCAACAGCTCGTCGGTGTGATTCCAACCGGGGTCAATCCCGTGGAACTTGTATCCGATCCGCTCGCAGAACTCTTGGAACCTCTCGAGCTCCTGCCTGAACTCTTCGACCGTCTCGCATTGGGTCGTCGTGCAATCGCCCTCGCAGTAGCTGAACAGCACAAGCCTTTGCGCGCTGGCCCAGTTGCCGTACCAGCTGGCGTCTTCGCTGGTGTCGAGCTGGGCGAAGTCGGGGGGCAACTTGTTGTCGTAGAGGTAGCGGTCAGCCTCAGCGAACTCGGAAGTGGTGGTGATCGTCATTTGTCGGTGGTGGTAGGTGGTGCGGCCGGATTGGGTGCGGCTCCGGCCGGGCCGCGGCTGCCGTTAGCGGCGGTGTGGTTGCCGATCAGCTGCAGCGCTCCCGCGCGCAGCCGTGCAACCAATCGCCAACAGTCGCCCATGTCGTCGCCGTGGCCCATTGCCGACCAGCGCCCCGCGGCGCGGGCCAGGGCCAGGACCAGCAGCTCTTGCCCCCGGCCGCCTGAAACGGTGCGGTCGATCTCCCCGCCGGCTTTGCAGTAGGCCGGCCGCGGCAGCCCCGGCCCGGTGTGGGCGACCTGCAGCGTTCCAGCCTCGAGGCCGAACAGCAGCGCCGCGCGCGCTGTCTCGTGTTGCTCGACTGCCTCGAGCACGAGGGCCAGATCAGCGCCGGCGATCAGCTGCGGCGCGTCGGTGGTGGTGGTGGTGGTGTCAGTCATCGGTGTTCGGGTGGTAGGTGGTGTCGGTGTTGAACAGCGGGCCCAGGGCCCCGCCGTCGAGGGCCAGCCAGCCCTGCTCCGGGCTGGCCAGTTGCAGGCCCTGCGGGTCGTATTCGCGGGGGCTGGCCCCCTCGAGGCTCAGAGCCTCCTGCCGGTATCGGTGTTGCGTCATGGGCCCGGGAACTGATCGGGCATCGCCTGCGTCGGCGGCAGAACCGCCGGCCCGTAGACGTGGTGGACAGTGGCCAGCCAGCCCAGCAGCAGCAGGACCGGCACGGCCGCGGCGATCGCGCGCATCAGATCGCTCCCAGTGCTGTCAGCAGCTCCAGCCGGCGACCGCTACGGGCCAGCTCGCGGTGACCGGCAGCCCGCGCAATCGCGCGCAGCTCCCGGACCCTCAGCTGCCCATACATCGCCAGCCGCTCGCCGATCGGATGCACAGCCGGCGCCATCGGTGCCACGGCTGCAGCAGGTGCAGCAGGTGCCACGGCAGCCGCTCGAGCTCGAGCCCCAGGGGCCCGCCATCCGGCAATCGCGCCAGCCAGTGCCACGGCAGCACTGGCCAGCTCCCGGACCGCTAACGCAACCGCCAGCCCGGCAACCAGTGCCAGCTCTACCGGGTGCGCCTGCGTGTGTGTCGTGTGTGTCGTCATCGGTTCTCTCCTTGGTGGTGGTAGGTGGTGCCGGGATTGGCTCCCGGCCGGCCCGCGTCAGTAGCCCAGCCAGGCCAGCAACGCCTCGGCATTGCGCGCATCCAACGCAACCCAGCTCACGCCGTGGTTGTCCTCGTAGATGTCGTCCAGACCGAACCCGTGCTCTGACAGCAGCTGAACAGCGTCCGCCCGGCTCAGGTTCCCTTCCTCGTCCGCGTGATCCAGAACGGACTCCTCGAAACAGCAATAGGTGGTGGTGGCCATCGGTCCTCCCGGTGGTGGGTGTGGTGGTAGGTGGTGACAGCCCCGCCTCCCTCGCTTCAGGGATGCAGGACTCCCGCCAGTCTGGGCTCTATGTGGGGCGGCTGCCGCCGATGTTGTCGGGTGCGGGCGTACTTGAAACAAAACGTAACAATCCAACCGGCGGCAGTCTCGGGCCAGCCCCGGCCGGTGCATGCCTCTCCCTGCCCCAGGGCCCCGACCCGGCCCGGAGCGGATTCCCAATCCGCACCGCGGGCAGGTGCTGGCAGGGCCCCGGCTCGCCCGCTGCCGATCGGGCCCGCATCGGCGCCGCAGGCGGATCAGGCCGGCCCGGCAGGGCAGGCGGGCCCCCCGCAGGGGGGGGGAGCGGCGGCGCCCAGCGCTGGGGACACCACCGGATCACGCGACCCAAAAACGGGTAAAAACGAAAAAGCGCGAATTGCGCGGGTCGGGCCAGGTCTGCAGGATGGCAGGAGAGGGGGCCAGGAGAGCCAGGAACACGCCCGTGAGGCGAATCAGGTGTGAGTGGGCACCCACCCCAACGGAAGGGCCTTGTGAGGGCATCTGCAGGGGTGTTGCAGTGGAGGGCCCTGCAGGCGGGGTGGGTGTGAATGGGCCGCTGTCTGGCTATGGATTATTTCTTCCCTGAATAGAGAATCTAGAGGGCGCGTCAGATGGGCGAGTGGTGGACTGGCATGAGGTGGGGGCTATGTTGTGGCCACCCTCAACAGGGTAGATAGCACTCCCCTTGCTATGACTGGTTTCAGCATTTTGTGTCCCATGCGTCTTTCCTATGCCAGTCGCAGGAATGTCGTAGGGGTTTCCTAGGGGTGAGATAGCTCTGTTCCCCATAACAAAGCCTCGTTGTTCTTCATGTCAGGCTATTTCGATGAAGCGGATCGTTTCGTGATGGTGCATCAGGCTCAAGACCTGGAGGGCCTTCTCGCAGCTCTCGCCAGGCGTGACCTTCAGCACCGTGACATCAGCGTGTTGTTGGCGATGATCAGCCGCATGGATCGCACCGGCAAGGTGCGTGTCACTGCGCTTGCCCTGGCTGAACAGCTGGAAATGGCGCACACCGTCTGCATTGGTTCCATCAGCCGGCTGCGTAAACACGCTGTCCTGGTCAAGGTCTATGACCGGCAAAGCGGCAGTCATTACTTCATCCTCAACCCCTACGTCGCCAGCATTGGCGGTCCGCAAACTCGCGGACACCTCTGGGCTCAGTTCAAGGCCGCACTGGAGGATGCCGGATGACGCGATACCCTGTGCTTGATTGCACTGCACCCGTGTACGTCTCAAACTCAGAGCGGATTCGTCTTGGGCTGCAGGCCTGGGGTTCTGATGTGCCTGATGACGTGGTGGCAGAAGCTGAGCAGGCGCTGCTGGGAGCTGTGTGCCCTGCCCCAACGGACACGACCGCAACGCCGGCCAAACGGGCGCGCACCACAAAGGGTCAGTTCCAACCTGATGACCCGGCCACCGAAGAGGTGAACGAAGCCTTTGTTGAGGGTTAGGCTGTGCTGGTCGTGCGGGGGTGGTTCCCTGGCGATCCATCGGTGACCCCGGTGGTAGGTGGTGAAACCCCTTCTGCTTCGGTGGGAGGGGTTTCCCTTTGAGCTGGTCGCCAATCCCACCTGAGATCGGTCCTGGACGGTTCGCCTATTTCGTCTGCTACCTGCTGCGGGAGCTGAACCTGGCAGAGACGCCCACCCGACAGCAGCTGGGCATCTGCGACTGGATGGAGAACGGTCCCAACCGGCAGATCACCGTTGGCTTTCGTGGTGTGGCCAAATCCACCATGGCCGCCTTCCGGGCCTTGCATCGTCTGCGCATTGACCCCTTCAACGAGAAGGTGTTGATCCCTGGCAGCACGTTGGAAAAGGCGGTGGAGATCACCACCTTCATGCAGCGCTGCATCCGTGACATCGACATCCTGCGCTGTCTGGAACCACGCGCTGATGGCCGGAGCTCTACCAAGGCGTTCGATGTGGGGCCCGCGATCGTGGATCAATCGCCTTCTGTTCGTGCCGTTGGCATCCTCTCACCGGCATTGACCGGCAAACGCTGCACCTGCGCCATCCCGGATGACATCGAAACCCTGAACAACTCGATCACACCCCTGAAACAGGAGCGCCTGGCGCAAGCGGTCACAGAGCTCGAAGCGATCCTCAAACCCGACGAGGGTCAGGAGCTGCCGCGGATGATCATGTTCCTTGGTACGCCGCACCTCGAGACATCGCTCTACCTGCGGTTGGTGCGTGAACGCAACTACGCCATCCGCTACTGGCCTGCTCGCTACCCCAATCCGAATGACCCCGATCAGTGGGACTGCTACGAGGGCGCGCTGGATCCAAGCATCGCGGAAGCTGTGATCGAACAGCCGGCACTGGCCGGCACACCAACCGATCCAGAACGGTTTGGTGATGAGGAGCTACGTGGCCGCGAGATGCGGATGACGCGCGCCACCGTGCAGCTGCAGTTCATGCTCAACTGCCGGCTGTCCACCCTGGATCGTTACCCGATCCGCCTTGGCGATCTGATCGTCATGTCGCTCGATGGCAAGGCACTGCCTGAAGTGGTGGCATGGTCTGCCGCCAATGAACACCGCATGCAGAGCCTGCCGTGCGTTGGCCTGGGCAGTGACCGCACCTACTTCTCACCCGCCATGGTGCAGGGCTGGGTGCCTCAGACCGAAACCTGGCGTTGCATCCTTGCCGTCGATCCCGCTGGTCGCGGTAGCGATGAGCTGGCATGGACCGTCATTGCAGAACTCAACGGCAACCTGTTCCTCCTCGACTGCGGTGGTACCACACGCGGCTATGAGCCGGAAGTGCTCGAGATGCTTGCTGACAAGGCCAAACGCTGGAAGGTCAACACGATCGTGGCCGAATCCAACCTCGGCGATGGCATGTTCACCGCTTTGCTGCAGCCGGTCGTGCAAAAGGTGTTCCCCTGTTCGATCGAAGAGAAGCGCGTCACAGGGCAGAAGGAACGTCGCATCGTTGATGTGCTCGCCCCATTGGTGCAACAGCATCGCCTGGTGGTGAACCAAGACGTGATCCAGCGCGACTGGGCTGGTGCTGAGCGTGATCCCGATACTGGCCACGCTCGATCGCTGATGTTCCAGCTCAGTCGAATCACCATCGAACGTGGGGCGCTGCAGTTCGATGACCGGATTGATGCCCTCAGTCTTGGTTGCGGCTGGTTTGTTGATGCCGCAGCACAGGATCAAGAAAAGGCGCAGCAGCAACGCAAAAACGAGCTGGATGACGAGAACCTGCGCGCTTGGTTTGATGAAAACGGCGCCTGCATTGATGCCCTGGCAATGGGTTGGAAGCCGCGGCCGCGTGGCATGGCCCACGGGGGCATCAAGCGCTGAGCTGCTCGTCCTTGCGCAGTGGCACCACCTTGGCCTTCTGCTCGAGGGTCTGGAAGTTCAACTTGCCCGCCATCCGCGCCAGATCAGCCGTGGGTGTGTCAGGCATGGCAGCTGCACTGACCTGATTCTGCTTCAGCAGCTGCAGAGCAACGCGCAGATCGTCATTGCTGGCGCCATTGCTGATGCGTTCCCGCACAGCGCTGACAACCTCGGCGTGCAGTTCCTCCAGATCCTTGTTCAGATCCGCCATTGTCAGCTCTCCTGGTACACCGACACGAACATCTTGCCGCGCTTCAGGCGGGGCATGATGTGATCGCGCAGATCAGCGTTATGGCAGCGGATGCAGCCATGCGTTGGCAGCAGGGCCTGACGAGGCTGCCAGCAGCCGGGCCAGCCAAGCCCCGACCCGCCGCCATGGATAGCGATGCCAGCACGCCCGTAGCGGCGCTCCTGCGCTTCCAGCTCGATCAGATCCAGCGTGTACCAGCCATAAGGCATCAGCTCTGGTTGGCGGCCGGGGGCATCACCCAGGCGGTCGTAATCACGCCACACCGAACCCACCCGGTACAGGCCAGGCGGTGTGTCGGTGTTGGGCTCACCCCATTGGTTGTCACGTCCCTGCCCACGGGCCAATGCCGTGAGCTTGAACAGTTGGGTGCCTTCGAAACTCCAACCGGTCAGCGTTTCGCTCTGATCGTTGACGACCAGATGGGTGTCACCCAGCTGGAACCCCCAGTCCTGCGGTTTGGTCTTCGGGCCGATGAGTGTCATGACGATCAGGCAAAGGCGATGAACCCAGACACGTCGTTGGCAGCCAGGCCGGTGGCCGTGTTGTCGGTCAGACCCTTGGCTGAGGTGACGCTGTAGGTGATCGCTGTGGCAAAGCCCAGGCCGCCATCCAGCGCCCGAGAAACAGCGCCGCCAGCAGGGATGTCAACCTCAAACGCTGCAGCTGTGGTGCCAAGTGTTGGCGCCGTGGCGTTGAAGATTTTGACCGAGCGCAGTGCTGCCCCACTGTTCTGCAGGTGGTAGCCGAGCAGGCGACCGGCGGAGGCCTTCACGGTTGCCACCGCTGGCGTTGCCGGGCTCAGGACGCTCACGAATGAGGCTGCACCGGTGGCGTTGGCCCGGTACTGAACGCCGACATCACCAATGGCGTTGGTGCTGGCGCCCGCAGTGACAGGCTGCGTGGCCAGCCACATCTGCTTGCCATCGTCGAACTGGATGACCGCAAACGTGGTGGTGCCGGCTGTGGTGGCAGTGCTGAGGCGCAGCCGCAGGAAACGCGCGACCACTGGCAGCACGAACAGACCAGCAGCACTGATCGTGGCTGCGGTGGCCCCAAGCGGTGTGAGCAGAGTGCCCGGCTGCCAGTTCACGTTGTCGTTGGACCACTCCGGTGTCACCACACCGGTGGTGCCCATCGCCACGCACTGGATGCTGACCGACCGATAGAAGGTGCAGTCCAGGGGCATCAGGATCGTGTTGATCGGGATGACGCCGGCCACGCTGTAGGAAGTCAGCCGGGCTTCCAGCGGCAGGCGCTGCGTGAGGCCCGGGGTTTGGATGGTGGGTGTTTGAGTCATCGTTTGACGTTGGGGGAATTGAAGATGCCGGCCATCAGCTCGATGGCGCGGTAGAGCTTGACGACCAGTCGCCGGTAGGTGCCCAGCGCCTCGTTGTCCTTGGGTGTGGGGGTGATGTTCACCACCACCACGGCAACGCCATGAATGGCGATGGCCAGATTCACGTAGTCGGCCAGGTGCTTGGTCACAGCTTGCTCTCCACGTTGCGAAGGCGGTCTTCGTGGTCCTTGAGCATCACCTGGACGCCTTCGAGGATCGTGGTGGTGCGGGACTCAAACCGCCCGAGGCCATTGGCGATCTTCCAGAGCGCCATGACGCCGGAAGCTCCCAGGCTCACCAATGCGATCACTGAAGCTGGGTCCACGCTGGCAAGAGGACTGCACCCATGCAGGGTAGCGGGTTGGCAAGCAATGGCCAGTCAGTGGTCATGCTTTGTTTGCCCTCACGCGGAGAGTGCCGCTTGCTAGATCGACAGCACTGCCTGACTTATTTTGGAATCGCACGGAAACTGTATCTGCAGCGGACACCTCTGAACAGCACCGGTTCCTGTTTGTATAAAGCCGCCACCAAGGTCGGCTAGGTCTCGTGTTTTTGTCATGGTTGGCGCTTATGCTGCGGTGATTTGATACAGAGCTTTCATGTTGTACCACCTTCCTGTGCCATCATTGTTAAACGTAAGCGTGGCGGTAGATGTTCCGTTATTTGTAATCGTGTAGGCTGGAGGAGTAGTGACTGCGGTGAGCGTCACGTTACCGACAACACTTTTAACAGCATCAATAAGCAAGGCTGAGGAGGTAACGCCATCGTTTCCAGAAAAATGCACACGCGCCACCGCCCAGTTGGGACCGATGAACTTACTTATTTCGGTATCCATTAACAACGCCAAGCCCCAGTTGAGGTCAACATTACCTACCGGATAAGTTGCATTGTATCGAATAGCAAAGGTTTTGACGGGTACAGTAACTACCCCGTTTGTTGTCACTGGGTATGTGTTGTGAAGCTTTGTCAAGCTTTGAAAGCCACCCCTGTCAAGAGTCACGTTTGCCAAGGCTGCAGTTGTAGCTGTGCCTCCAAGAGTGACAAGTCCATTGGTGGCGGGATTGTCAAAGAAATACCCAGCGCAGGCGTCAATAACCACGCCAGAATAGTTATCCATCAACCGCCACATGTTGGCAGAACCGCCAGCAATAAAGCAGTGAGAGAACTTCATCTTGCTGTTTGTTATTTCAGCAATGGTGGTCCCGTATCCTTCAAACCATGAGTCGGTTACGAGTAATTCGTCACCAATTCCAGCGGCTTCCCCGTAATTTTGAACCTGAATAGACTTTTGCGTGACACCTTCAAAGGTGCATTTATCAATGCGAATGGCGCCACCAGAGCCTATAGGAGTTACGCCAGCACCAGTCTTGATGATGATGGCGTTTGCTATGTTCCCCTGGAACATGCAATTTGCAATCAGGGTAAGGTTGGCGTCAAATCTAAGACCACCAGTTGATCCAACCTTGGTTTCCATCAGGATCCCAGTGGTTCCACCGACAATGCCATGCCTTTTGAAGTCAAAGACACAGTTAATGCAACCTAGTGCATAAATCGCAGTCTCAAAGTCGTCGAAGCCCAAGTCTTCGTAGTATCCATTAGATACAATGTCTAACCTGAGGCCAACTGATCCTGCTGCAACGCTATTTCTCTTAAAGTGTAGGCCTTTAATTCTCATCGGCATAATGCCGTAACTATTGCCGTTGCCAACAGTTAGGCAAGCGCCAGTCCCAGTGTGCAAAATGGTTGCTCTGCCAATGGCTTCTAATTGCAGAACAACGGGAGGCGTAGGAACGGTTAGATTGCCTGCTACAACATAAATACCAGCCGGGAATTGAACTGTAATGGTGACAGTCGGGGTGTAAGGCGAATAGTGTTGAGCAAGACTTAGTGCATAGTTGATAGCCGCTTGAATCGCCGCTGTGTCGTTGGTTGTCCCATCTCCCACCGCCCCAAAGTCCTTAACGGACACCACATCCTTAAGCTTGGAATCAACAGTCCTAGTAGCTGCGCCCGTACCGCTCTGAGTAAACGACAGCTTGCTAGCCACAATGCCAGCTGCGGCGTTCACATCAGCATCGACGATCGCACCGTCCTGAATCTTGCCGCTGGTAACCGCACCGTCCTGAATCTTGCCGCTGGTAACCGCAGCGTCCTGGATCTTGCCGCTGGTAACCGCAGCGTCCTGGATCTTGATTGTGGTAACAGCATCGCTTGATAGCTTATTGGCTGTGATCGACCCGTCTGTGACGTTTGTGTTGGGGTTGATCCCCAATACCTCAATGTAGTCCTTGTGTTCCTGGATGGCGTAGAAGTTCTGCAGGTCAGCGGTATCCAGCGCATCAGCGGTCAAGGCGCTGCCATCGTTCCAATCCACCAAGCGGCTGGTGGTTGGTGTTTCGCGGCGGATGCTCAGCGTTTGGCCAACAACCGGCGCGGTACTGAGCTGCACCTGTGTAGCACTCGTCCAGGTGTAGTTGACGCCATCGGCCAGCAGCTGCGTGTACCCCCCGCTCTGCAAGCTCAACCCGTAGTACAGCTTGACGTGTGCCCGCAGCAGGTACGGGAACGGCACTGTGAACGTGACCGTTGACCCGTTGCCCGGGTACTGCACGTAGGAGAAGGGCACGGCTAGGTCTGCAGGGCTGTAGACCTATTGTGCCGAAACGCCCAGCCCCTTCAAGAACTTGCTGGCTTCCCTCAGCTCTTCCACCGCCTGCTGGTTCTGAATGATCGTCATTTTGGTCTTGGCCTCGCTCCATTCCTTGGCGGGCTGGCTGGTGCCGGCTGCAGCGCGACGTTCCAGCTCATCCTGCGTCAGCAGGTCGTAGTAGTCGGTGACACCGCGGATCAGCTTCTGGGCAATTTTCTCACGGCGCAGTGCCGGCGGCAGGCCGCCAGGAGGGGCGGATGACAGCTTGTCGTCGTCTTCCAGCCGTTGATACCAAGGGCTGGTGAACAGGGCGTAGAAGGCCTCCTTCTTGGTGCGGCCATTGGTGACACGATCAAGGATTTGCGTGAGAGGCAGGCTGGCGCCGCCATCTTTGCGAATCCTGATCCCGTCACTGGTGACCGTCTCAATGGGCATCGAGAACCGCGCGTCAACGCTTTTCCCTGCAAGGCCCATGCGAGCTGATGGCGGCAGATCGGCGGGCGCCTTGATCTTGCCGTGGATGTCGTTGTACTCCTGCTGGAGGTCATCTGACATTGCGATGCCATCCAGCTTCCGCTCAAGCAGCGGCTTTGGCGGATCAAGCATGTCCTGCGTGTCGAGCTCGCTGTAGACCACATCGTTGACCTTCCCCTTAGGCCAGACGGCCGGGAAGAACATGGGGAACGCGCGGGACAGGTTGATGCCAAGGACGTGCCCTCGCGGTGTGCCGAGGTGATCGGCCTCTTTGCGCTTGGCACCCAGGGCGCCCGCCGCCAATGGAATGGTGTCCATCAGGAAGTTGCGCAGGAACTGCTCTGCCTTCGCTGTCGCGTCGTCCAGTCCCAGCAGGTATTCCTGGTTGGCAGTGCTCGGTTCGTCGCGGTAGAAGCTCTGGCGGTCCATGCCAAGAGCACGCTCGAGATTTCGCTCTGCACCGATGAATGGGATTTGACCAGCACCCATGAAGCCGACGAACTGGCTCAGCTTCTCTCCGGCTTTCTCCGTGCCAGACAACATGGCTTCAAGCAGCAAATGCAGCTGCTGCACGCCGGCCTGGCGCGTGATGTGGCTGGTCAGCACCTTCATGGTTGTCATCGCCAGCTCGTTGCCGTCGTAGTCGTTGGTCAGGGCCGATGTCGCCGCGTCCTTCACGTCCTTCCAGAGGAACAGGACATTGAGGACCGGGAAGCCGCCGAGCTTCATGCCGAACAGCGTGTTGCGTCGGTCAGGGTCAGGATCGGTCCCGCCGCCAACCTGCCCGGCCGCGTCAAGCACGCCGAACGCTGCCAGTAGGGCCCCGCTCATCACCCACCCGGCCTTGACTCGAGCGACCAGTTCCGGCGATGCGTCCTTGCCGGCGTTGATCATCTTGATCGTGTCGATCACGCCGAACGTGGCCAGGCGGTGATCAAACAGCAGGCCCATGAATGGTGAGCGCCAGTACGGCATCACGTAGCGATCCACCATCCAGTTCTGGCGGAGGCCCATCATTCCCCGATCCAGCACCTCCCCGGGGTTGCCGGTTGGTGCGTCCTGGAAACGCATCTCGGAGGAGTACCGCAGCGCTTCCACCGATTCCGGTGTGGCCATGGTCGGGGCGCCGGCCATGTTGCGCTCGGCAAGCATCGCCCCAATCTCGTCGTCAGTGAAATCGCTGCCCTTGAGGCCGTTCTGCTTGCGGAAGGCCTTGATGTCGCTTTCGCTTGGCGTCGCCTGGTAGATCGCTTCATCGAGCTGGCGTTGCACCCATTCCGCCCTGGTCCGGTCGTCAAACAGCCCGAGCTGATTGCCCTCCATGCGCGCTTTGACCTCAAGCTCGGCTTTCAGCTTGAAGAGGTAGTGGTACTTGCCAAACACCTCATCCACGCCAGCCATGGCCCGCAGGGCGGGTTTCCATGGGGTGTAGAGGTCAATGTCCTTCGCGCTGATGCGTTGGATCCCCTCGCCTCTGGAGAGGCCAAGGGCAGCCACCGATGCCTCCAGCCGGTTCATGCCCGTGTAGAACGTGCCGCCTGGCTTGGTGAGGAACAAGATCCGCGCCGCGGCCTGCAGCTTGTTGGTGAAGATCCCCATGTTGTGCGGGTTGACCAGCCGCATAGCCCAGTTGGGGCCAGGCCGGTAGGGCATGTCGAGGATGCCCTGCATGTCCGCGATCTCCTGTTCATTGGTGAGCAGCCGCTTGCCGTAGGTGTCGAGGTTGCCGCTGTAGTGGCTCACGCCGTTCTGGAACACCCGCTGCAGGTCACGGCTCCAGG